TGTTCGGGGCCGGAAACTTCCTGATCCCCCTCCACCCCTATCTGTGCAGAATCTGTGCAATCCCCAGGCACATCGTTGATTATCAGTGGCTTATGGTCGCTCTGCACAAGACCATCAGTCTGTTGCGTAGATCCTGTGACGTTCTTCAGTGAATCAAGGTAATCATCCATCTTTTCAAGGAAGTCGTTGTCAATGTTGGACTTCCTGTGTGTGATAGTGATGTTGTTGTCACCGTCGAGATCCCTCTTCTTGTCTGAGAGAATACCAATGGTAATGGATTTCCTATCTGGACTCAGCTTCCCCTTACTCAAGTCATCCTCTAGCGAATGCATGAACTGAGTGATGAGATCACCCATCTTCCTACTCGTTGATTGCTTCCAATGAGGCACACGATCAGAGATGGATGCCTTGATGCTGGCAACACTCTGTCTTGCTATCTGATTGCGTGTAGCAGTGATTGTGAGGCTGAACCCGTCAATGAGGTCTCTGCATACCTGATTGTAGGCTCGATCACTCAGGCTCGATCCTGGCCCTTTAAGCGGTGATTTGAACTCATACTCTTCTGTCTTTTCTAAAAGGTTCGTTTTAGATCCGACATTATCTCCTTCGTTTTCCTCTTCGCTTTCTGGATCGAGGTTGGTGGTGTTCGTCGAGGTATTTCTGGAGTCTTTCTGCTGCTTTTTGTGCGTCTTTTTCATTATCAAAGGTGTAGTTATCATCTGGCAGGGGTTTTAAGCGTCCTAGTCTCGCTCCTGCTGGGTTTTCCATACCGTAGAGGGTAACATACACCCTGAACGTAGAAGCACCCTTTAGGGATCGAACTATGGCTTTTGGTATCATAGCAGTTCATTGATTTTTTCTTTCAGCTTTTTCATCATCGATGCCATCTCATCGTATTTCGGTTTCGATCCCTGATCCCAGACGCTGGTCATCGCGCACTGAGATAGGTGCCTATTCCGATAGGTCTGCATCTCTGCCTTCAGCGTCTTCTGTTGATCTTGCATTATCATCAGCTTCTGAGCGTCTGAGACTCCTTTCTTCACTGGAGTTGCTGAGTTGCTATTGCAGTTGCTCCAGGTGTCAGGATCATCATTGAATCGCTCCTGATTAAAAAATGTTGCTGGATGGGGGATGAACTTCAGATCCTCTCCTTGAGTTGCTTTGGCGAATAGTTCCGTTTTGGCTAACACATCATCGAATCCGTATTTGGTGATCTGTTTTTGAATGGCTTTCAGTGCTGTAGGCTTCGCTACCTTGCGAGGATAAGCCTGATAAATCCTCTCAGCATTCGCATGAGATTGTCTCACTCTGGTCCCTTCAGGGACTATAGGGTTACTGTCTTTGTCTTTGGTATTTGTCTTATATATATATGATGGTAAAGAATCTTTACTATGTTGTTTACTATCTACTTTACTATGTTCTTTACTATCTACTTTACTATCTCGATCAAAACTGACTCCATCGAACATCAATTTCGGGTTCCTAAGTGAGTAGTTCTGCCTGATCTTTCCAGTCACAAACTGGCACTCAATGAGACCTGTAGATGATAGCTCATCCTTGAATTTCAAAAGGGTTGGTTTAGATATTCCCAACACACCACCGATCTCTAGAGATGAGATCCCTAAAGTGTCAGGCCATCGGGCATCGTTCATTTTGTAGAGCAAATAAAAATAGAGAGATGCTGCACCATTACTCAGTCCGAAATGCTTCTGGCATTGCCAGTATATTCCGATCAGGTCAAAAATATTGGTCTTCACTCCAGCCTCCTTGCCCTGAGTCTTGCGGTCTCCTTCGGGTAACCTACCCAGCGCAAGCCTGGTATTATTTGTTCTTCGCTTAGATAGACAGGAGGTGCGTTGAGGTATGGTTCAAAATAGCCTCTCTCTCTGGCTATGATGTCTGCAACCAATCGTTCACCCATAAAATCATACCAGACCAGACATGCTACCTGTTGACGTATCTGTGGATCTTTAATCTGCTCGATCCGCTCTTCTAGGATCTCCTGTGTGATCCCCTTCATCCAAATCCTAGGTCTCATTTGCTCTTTAATGTGAAGCGTTTCAGTGGCAGATGCATCATGAGATAAAAGTCATTCACATCATCGCGCCTTGATGATCCTGCGATGCTGATCTTGCTGCGGATTGCGTCTGTCATTTTGGGCTGAGTAATTCCGTAATAATCGTCCCACTCTTGCAGATAGTAAAAAGGGATATCGAGAGCATCTGCGTATTTTTTACATTCAACATATTTTTGGACATCAAGAAAAACTGTGTCGTATCGATCATGTTCACAATGCCTTCGCTTATACTCAATCAGCGCATGCGGTTTCTTATCAACATATGCAATCCAATCAGCGTGATATCTGATGTTAAGTTCCTGCAAGTCCCAACCAAACATTTCCTCAACCACTTGTTGAGCTTGTCGCTGATTTTTTAAATCTTGCTGTGATTCGTAGAGCATAAGTAAAAGCCCACAGGCTCATCGCTGAACCTGTGGATTGTTGGTTAACGGTTCAAATAATACTCATGAGGCGAATATTTCTTTTCCTCGCACCATAGACGGTAGAGCAGGTTGAAGATTCTCCACCCTCGCTCAATTTCCATCTGCTCCCATATTTTTTCGTAAACTCCACCTTCATGATTTGGGGTGGTGTCTATTGCTACACTGATCGGTTGCGGTTGACCGTCGATTGCATATGAGTATGCGCTCAACTGTATGATATAGGGATCATACCATTTCGGATTGGCATTACCTGTTTTCCCTCTTGCCACTTTTGATGACTTCCAATCCAGCACTGACAACCCACAGGATTGATGCTCTACAAGTGCATCGACTCGACCTGCAAATGCGATCTTCGGGCCAATGTGCATCACTGATTTCTCGCACCAACGTGTTCGCAAAATGTGCTGCGTGACGTAGTCCGATATTCCAACAGAATAAGGTTCACCCACTTCAGCTTCACCACCCTCAAGGATGCGTTCAGCCTTGCTGTGGATCAGCGTCCCTAATTCCATCGGTTTCTTATTCCGCTCTTTGGTAGCATCGGCAATCGCCTTCACCTGATCTTTCCGATTGGTGTAGTGAGATTGCACCTCATCTGCCATATCCAGAGCAGTTTCAATCGCTTGATTCTGCATCCAAATTGCAATCCCTGGTTTATTCATAACTGACAGGATCGTTGATGGAGATGGAAGCAAGCCTTCTGCTCTTGCTATCCTAATTCCTGCACCATAGGCAGGATCGCCTTGAGCAGTATAGTAGTGATCACCGTCACTTGCTGCGGTGCTTTTGGTCTGCGGTATCGTTGCCATAATTAGCCTCTGTCAAAGGATGGAATATCGTCTTCAGTGACTTTTGGTTTTGCGTCCTCAACGATCTGCTTGATGTTTGCGTAGGTGCGACCGTTTGTTGGAGATGTGTAGTGGTCGAGCTTAATTTTTACTCGCTTACCTAGAATAAGATCCTCCGTAAAATTAGCGTTCGTTTTCAGAATTGAATCGTCGATCATATCCAAAAATGCTCTCAATGAACTTTTCATACCCAACGTCTGATTCATCGGTTTTGATTTCACCTGAATCTTCATTCCGTTTTCTCCGACTTCATCAACTTCAAAAATGATCTTCAGTTTGTCCTTCATTTTTTTCGGTCCCTGATATGTTTCAAGGTCAGCGTCTTTGATCATTTTTCCGTTTGCATCCTCGTATTGTGAGAATTCGTAAACCTCGACGATTTCTGCGTTGTGCCAACCCTCTTTAGGAAGGTCCTGTTGCACTGTTGTTGGGATCATTATCATTCTTTTATTCTTTCTTTTTGTTTTCGTTTTTTTCTTTTTTCGCTACGACAAAGCTCGATTCACGAACTAGTCGAAAGTGGTCTTCTGCGCTGGTTGTCACCATCCATTTGCAATTGTTTTTACGGTGAGCAACTGCGCTAATTTCCTCTGCGTTTGAGTCTCGTTGCGATTGAGATAAAGCATCCTGGAGGTTCAGCTTTTCAACACGCTTAACCTCGTAGTGGATCAGTAGATCTGGGCAAATGACATCGGGCGCAGATTCACCAGTGAAGTGATTTTTCCCTGAGTGTTGAGCACCTCTGAAAGCGTGAAAACCTTCAGCAATCAGAACCTTGCTCCATTCAAGTTCACCTCGTTTTCCTTTAATCCTGCTGTTTATTTTTGGAGGCATAATCGAGCAGCATGTATGGATCGTCTTTCACCTGATCAATTGCATAGGTAAGAAGTAATCTGCTTGTCTCAGATAGTGAGTGCAGGATTCGACCGGAAACTCTTTCGAGATCTCGCCTCTGTGGTGCAGTCATTCGAACTGCTGTGTAATGTTCTTTTTTCATAGTTGTTGTGGATGCAATACACCCTTTGGATGCAATACACCCTTTTTAAAAAAAACAGGCATGTCCTTCAGGGGATCATGCCTTTGTTTTAAATGTTGGAATCTTTAAGTTCTTTCAGAATTTCAGCAAGCAATTCAGAAGTCACCCAGTTCATATTCAAGTTTCTTTGAGCAAACTCATTCTGTGCATGAAGGCTTGCTTGCATCGAAGTTTTTAGATCGTAAACCTGTATTGCGAGCGAAACCACAACCAAACTTATAATCGCGATAAGGTATCGCTCGATGTTCATTGTTCGCAGGTCAATCGATTTCACTGACCTATTCGCTCTTTGCTGACTCAAATCGCGAACGTCTTTGAGTTCTTCCTTACCCTGTTCTACCACCCTGTCCATAATCATAGTTTTTTTAAATTTCCTTTTTCTCGTTACGGTTGGAATATTTGGACTCTACGTATTCATTGTAGTCGATGCCCCATAATTCGCATTGATTTTGTATCGCTTCTTGTATCAAGTCTGAAACTGGAATTCCTCGTTTTTCCGCTAGTTTTTTAAGTTCGGAGGCATTTCCTTTTTCAAGCCACAATGTTACAATTTTTTTATTAGGATCTCTTTTTGACGGCATTTTATTATTGTCTATGGTTTGGTTGCGCCCACAGGAGACAATACACCCTCTGCGTTGTCAATGTTTTCTATCACATTCGCTAGGACAAAGACTGTCCTAGGGGATCAAATGTTACTCTTTTTTGATTTTTTGATTTATCAAAATAGTGCGCTTCGGTTGTCAACATGCTGCTGTGTCCTGCATACTGAGATGCTGTCGAGAGGTCAGAAGCTTTTCCAACTGCGGTAATAAATTCTTTTCGCAGATTGTGTGTTGGCAATCGCAATGATTCATTATCACCACCACAGTTTTCATATGCTTTCCTGAACTCCCTTGAATAAGATTCATCAAAGGATCGATGCAGTTTACAACTACCTGCATGATGGCAAATCGGCTCATCTTCCCTCTCTGTAATTTTGTTCTGTTTTATTTTCATAACTAACCAGGCAGGTATTGGAATTTTTCTGGATCTTGTGCTCTTGCTGCTCCATCCACTCAGGGACACAATTCCTTCCTTGTAATTTGCGGTATCTTGAACTTCGATTGTCCATCCGTTTGGACCTTCACTTATCCATTCGTGCCTCGCATTGATGATTTCACTTTTCCTCAACCCACAACATCTTGCGATCCAGTATCGCACGTAGACGTTGTATCCAACTCTGTTGATTCGGATTTCTGTGAAGTTGTTCTGATCGCTGAAGTGCAAATCCATTTTTTGCATAACTGATTCTGGTGATGTTTTGACAGGTTTCTTCTCTAGTTTCTTTGTTGGAAGGTTATTGATGATTGCAAGTGTGACTGCATCAAGGTCAAGGTCACTGTAGATACTGTCGCAAAGTCCTTTTTTAAACAGTCCTCTAAACTGTTTCAGTTGTGCATTGTATCGTTTTGCTGCTGAGACATACTCTTGACCTTCTCGTAAAACTTTGCCCTTAGAAACAAAGTGCCTTGATTTCAGGATCGAAATAATTTTGAAAACTCCATCCTGTTTTTCAGACAAATCCTTGAAGTAAAACCGATCAAGGTTTTTAGTGTTGCAAACCCGATAAGCTTCACGAACAACTGCCTTTGCATGCTGCTCGCAAATCGGTCTGCCTTTTCCGTTTTCGATTTCGCCCATCTCATAAGCTTTCCAGTATCGTTTGACAATGTCCCCCATCGTCGCACCCTTTTCGCTTTTCTCAAAATAACCAGGTTGCTTGTCAAAAATCCTGTTTGCTGCAATTGCTAGTGCCTCTTCTCTGTTTGAAGTTTTCGCTGCAACCTTTTTGTCAGATCCCTGAGAACGATAATACCAATTGCCATTCCTAGCAGTGAGCAGCACAGTTGCTGCCAACGATCCCTTGCGGATCTCAAACTTATTTTTCGATATATTCCTGATCTTCATAGTCTGTAGAAAATGTGGTTCTGAATTTTATAAAGAGGTTTTTTTCCTTTAGCCCAATAGGGGGAAACATAATCCGCATGATAATGGTTTGCGTATTCCATTGCTGTGAGGTCAACAAGGTGTGCGTGATCCTGTAGCCAGATCGCGAACTTTGCTTGTGGGGTTTCGAGTAGCGGAAGCAGGTCTTTGTAGGTTTTGCCGTTCCAGCATGAAAACTGTTTCCGCTCAAGGCAGACATCTTTCATACTCAGATTACGCTCAAGGCTTCGTTGCACAATAACTGCCATCACCGCACTCTGACCGATCTCACCTTCACCCCTTGCTTCTGCAAGGATCGTGAGTGCAACAGTGAAGTCTTTGGCTTGTGCTGCTGTGCAGAATAGTAGGATGCAATACACCCATAGATTTTTTTTTGAAAATATCATGCGGTTACCTCCTCTAAATTTTCATCACACTCATCAATGAACTCATTGACAAGTTGTGACAGGTGAATGCGGATCATTGAGAAAGCTAATCTGGTCGCAAATGTGTCGTAGTCTAGAAACTCACCACCACCTAACTCTTCAACTTCATCATGAGCCTCATCGTAGAGACTGGAGTTCCAGTTACGGACCAGATGAACCAGATCATGCGCTTTGCTGTAGTAGATAACGTGTTCGCTCGAATCTGCGTGTTCCCAGATCAGCTCATAAGCTTTCTCTTTGTCCAGGGTTTGTTCGTAGATTTCTTTTGCAGTGGATTCGACGTATTTGTAAAATTGATTTATGTGATTCATTTATTTCTATGGTTTGTTTTACGTTTGAGAGGGTGTATGTCTCCCTGATGGATATACATTCGCATAGGTGACATACACCGTCAAACTTTTTTGTAAGTTTTTTTGTGCAATGCTGTGCAGAAGGGGATTGAAAACTGTGCAGAAATAAAAACACCCCTGCAAATACAGGGGTTTTCTAGGATTTGTGAATGATTTTAAGTCTTGTGCGTCTGCCAATTTCGCCACACCGGCAAGATATCCCACACTGTAGCGTTTACGTTCGCTACTGTTGTAACACATACTAGGAGTGTATGTTGTGTGGTTTAAGGTCATACTGTTGATGGGGTTCAGGCTAGTGGGTGCCTGTTGGGAAGATCAAGGAAAATCAGGTATTTCTGTGCAAATTCTGTGCAATCAGTCCTCATCATCGAGATCCTTGAGATGATTGAGGGATTGAGATATTAAGCTGTGCTGAGTCACTTGAAGGGTGGAAATCAACTCACCAATCGAAAGTTTTTTTGCATACATTTCTATCAGGTTTTCGAGACCTGAAGCGAAGTCTTCAAAATCCCCTTCAAAATCTTCTTGTGGATTAATCCGATTGACCATCACTGCGTTTTTCTTTGCTTACATCGAGGACGATTTTTGCAGTCTCGTCTTTATCGAACATGCTGCCCTCTGCGAGCATTCCCCAACTCTTAAACCTGGAATGCAATCTCTCGATAATCTCGTCAGTAGTTTTAGCTTTATTTTCAGTTTCCATTTTCGCGATCTATTCGTTCTCGATTTTCGAGCATTTCATCAGCTCTCCTGAATGCTTCCAGCAGATCTGGTGGAGTCTTTGACGCATCCGGTTTTGCGAATTTTTGTGCGCCTTCCACCAATGCTTTAAGGTCCATACCTTCAAATTGTTTAGGATCTAGCTTCATACTATCGGTTATACGTAACAGGCTTTTCTTCCAATGTCATCCTAATTCCTCGCATATTTCTCAATGAATCGTTCAGTTCATCAAGGGATTTTTGCGCCTGTTTTGACAGTTTCCGTTTTGTTGCCAAAGCTACTTTAGCTCTACTTTTAGCAGCATCCGTTTTTGAATTAGTCACTCGCAGTTTAGCAGCATCCACTTGAGCGATCATCTTATTCAACTTGCCCCTGGCACGTTCAATCTTTCGGCCCGATCCTAGAATCTTGTCCACCAGATCAACTCTTCGTTTTCGAGTTGCAGCAGGCATTAATAGATCCTCTGCATCAAACTCAAGTGAGTTGAAAAAGTCCTCTGACGTAGAACCTAGAACTGCATCTTTAAGCTTTAAGGTTCCATCACCTTGCTGCTGCATCGAGTAAAGGTAATCCCTGAAATCACCAAAATCTTCAACCCTACTCCAACCCTTCTGCGCCCAATTACGTTTTTCGGCAAACCACATAACTGCCTGAAGATCATCGGGACTCATCTTGAACTTATCCCCATACCTTTTTGCAATTTTTGTGGTTGCTGCCTCAAACGCATCCTGGCCAAAATAAAAGTCTGAGTTTTTGACGCCAGACTCAGCCATAGGTTGAATCCTCCAGGGTCCAACCCCTTTGTCATATCCGATACGTCTAAGTAGTCGTGCTGCCCAAACGTCAATTGTTGCAGTGGTCCTGGTCCCTTTGAGGTTGCCTGTAAAGTTTACTGCTTTAGGCGCATCAGTATCTCGTTCCCAGACACCCTCAACAATTTGAAAAACTCTATCGGTATGAACTCCGTATTTGCCCCCATTCTTCCTGACCGGAATTGCTCCTGCATCAAACAACGCGACATTTAAAAGATCGTGTGGAGTGATTTTTTTGGCGATCGATCGTGCCTTTAAAACGGATCGGTCGTATTCGTTTTTCGATTTATTACCGGACTCAGCTTTTGCATAAGATTTAATAAATCTGTTTCTTGATTGAGTGGATTTCCATTTGTATTCAAAAACCAAATTTCCATCTTTGTCAGTCTGCTGAATTTTATTTCCTTTAGCGTCTTTATCAAACTTACCTTTGGTCTTGCTCCAAACAGGAATTTCAGTTTGAAAGATAGATTGAGCGATCAATGATCCGTTTTCATATGCTTTAAAAGTTTTATCCCTTGCATTGACATACTTTTTCAATCCACCTGTTTTCCAGCGATTGAATAGATCTATAGCGTAAAGAAAGTTTTGCTCTACAGAAGTGTTTGGGGATGTCCCTCCCAGAAACTCAAGGAAGATATGCCTGTCAGAATCATTCGGTATAAGTTTACCAATGTTTTTAGCAACACCGCTATACCAACCAATCGCAGAAAGAATGTCAGGGTCATCTTTCCACTGCCCAAAGTCTTCAGCAAATGCGTCTGAATACTGATCAACGATCTTATCGTAAAGCTTCTGTTGACGCTCACTAAGTTTGTTTCGTTTATCCAGCTTTGAAGTATTCAGGCTTTTAATAATTGCCTGCAAATCTTTCGTTGCTTGAACAGTATCCCCAGCGTCATCGATAATTGACTGCACTAAAGGCGAATCCAGGAAATCATAATTCTTTTTGAGAACCTTTGGTTTGTCTTCCTTTTCATAAATAATTTCTCCTTTTTTATTGCGGTCGTAAACAAGGTCCATCGTCGCATCATCCATACCAGGAGCATCTCCTTTGGTTTGATGCTTTCTCACAGCAGTCTTTATTCGGTTAACACCAACGTCAAATACTGCACGTTCAAGGTCTCCCATTCCCTCGATAATCTTCGATCGGTCATCAGCAGTTGGTCGATCAAAGGTATCCATAATAACTTTTTCAACTCTAAAGCCAGAAACTTTATGCTTATCGATTATCGATTTAATATTGGCAATGTTTCGCTCTAACTCACTAACCATCCTTCCGTTGCCCTCATCATACCATTGATCACCAATGAACATGCCCTCAGATGTCTCTGTGTATCCTGTTAAGAAACTATTACCGTCTTCATCCTTGAGTTGATATAGGTCTGTAAAAAATGCTTTCTTCTGATCCGCAGTTAAATTCCCTGTTCCAAACCTGACTGCATTGTATTTTTTAACATCCGTTGCATTCATTTCATCAACGGTTGGTCTTCGGATAATGTTTCCACCCTCCTGGTCCCAGGCTAGACTCAAAGAGTCCATTACCAGTTTGCCCTGGCTAACGTCTCCTTTGACAGAAATGACGATATTAGGCGCAACAGTGATTTCACCACTCATCTCATAACCACCTTGCCCCACCTTCATGCTTGTGACCTGAAGGTCCACACCTACTTTTTTGAAAGCAGCATTTAGATCACTACCTAAGTTTTCGGCAACAGTTTCAGTCATTGCCTGTTCTCCGATTTTATTTATAACTTCCTGGATTCTCTTTGCTTCAGGAGCAACTCCGGTAGTGATTACCTCGATCGGGATTTCTTGTTCTCTGACCTTTCTTGCGCTTGCATCGGGATCTCCCATAAAGGAGGACCGTTGCGTAGGCATGCGGTTAAGCTGGACACCTAGATAAGATCCAAAGTTGATCTTCCCGTCATGATCGGAAATAGACAGGTTCTGCATTCGATCAAGCCTGAAGGATTTTATGATCCTGTTTCGATCGACCAACTCCTGAAACATGTTAGGGTTGATCGCTTCCTGATCCTTCTTTTCAAAACCCAGAAAACGCATAAGCCCATCTCGTTTCTGAGTGACCGTTTGCAGGTCTGCGGTGGTGTTACCCTTCCCACCTAGTGCATCGATCCCAGACTTGCCCTCAGACAGTCCTGAGAGGTATAGCCAGAGGTCTTGCAGGAACAGTTCACGTATTGGATTGTGAGATAGATCTACGTCCGCATCCTTTCCTCCATACTTTCTGTAATCCTGCCTCCATATATCAAATACTTTTCCTCGTTCCGATTTGAAATCTGCTTTTTCAAAACGATCCAGGCGTGACATTAAATCGTTCATGTCGATGCCTGTGACTCGAAAGTTTTTTCCCGTTTTTGACATTTCAAAAACCATCGGAACCATCTGCCTGTAAGACGTTGTAATGTCCGGTGTGATTTTTCCAGTTTCAGTGACCTGATTATACACAAACTCAGCTATGAATCCCGAATCAGTTGTGCGCCCCTTCATACGGTCATTTAAACGCATGATCGTGTCTAGTAAGTGAGGAGTGATAACTCTTTTGCTGGTAGCAATCATTGCGTCGATCGCTTCTTGTGTGAAGTAATCGCCACTGTAGGATTCATTTGAAAGTTCCTGAAACCTCGACAAGTGCATACGACTTTCGCCTGACTGTGCAGAAGAGTCGATAGCCTCTTTTACAATCTTCGCACGTTCAGCGTCATGCTTCTGTCTCTGCCTTTTGTTGAGGAATCTATAGCGTCCATTGCGTATAACTGGATCACCATTTTCATCACGAATAATGTCAACGGTTGGAAGGAAAGATGACAGAATATCTCGACTGTCCTTTGAGTTGATTTTAGCAAGGTTCCATTTGTTTCCGATTACATCGGTAATGGGATCATCTGTTGCCCTGATGTTCTCTCTTTTCTTTTGTAGTATTTCCGAAATGTTTGAGAAAACCCTACCATCATTAAGTTTAAGAGGTGTGCCGTCTTTGATTAAGCCCATTGACTTAGCCATATTCCGCACTGCATAGAGTCCTAAACTGTTTCTAGCCAACAGCACGTTGTTAACAATGCCTCTCGCTAAAGAACCTCCTAGACCATTATAGAGGTTGCGCTCATAACTTCCCTTTGTTCTGAATTTCAGGTTGTTAACCTTACCTGCACGTATGAAAGATTCGGGATCAAACTCCTTAAAGAAATAGCGCATTGAGTCAGCGTGTATTTCGTCTCTTGCTACCAGAAATTTTTTCTCAGCGGAAAGCGATCGATATTCTTTTTGCGTAATATCATCCAATCCGTTTACGTAGTTTTCGAAGAACGAATCAACCCAATCCTTGTTTAAAAGACCTTCGTAATTAAAAGCGAGAACTTCCTTTCCTCCTTCGGCTTTCACCACACGATCGCCAAACAATAACTTGTCCTGGACCTGCAAGGAGTCTTGCACTTCAGGCATCTTCATTATCGCATGACCTAATTCATGCGCCAGTGCTTCTCTCTTATACTTCTTTTTATCGGTGTTGATTAACACTGTGTTTCGACCACCACTGCTGACGTAATTCACGCCACTGGTGTCACCGAATCTTTCACCTCTGAGTTCACCGAATTTTTGGTATTGCTGATCGTCCAAAAAGCGAACATCAAGGTTGCCTTCACCGTTGCGAAAGTGACCGTTTTTAAACATGTAGGATAGACCAGCGAAAAACTTTTGGTCTTCTCTGCTTCCTTCAGTGAATGCTTCAAAGTTGATCAGGTCATCAGGGTCCAGTTTTACTTTGAAATCATCAACGAAGTTTGAAATCTGTTGCCTGTTTTTCTCTTTGCTGAAAATGATTTCAGAAGATAATTCACCAAAGGGACCAAACATAGCACCACCTGCGATAGAGCTTGCAGCAAACTCTTCATCAAAGGATAGCAATCCTAATGCACCACCAGTTGCAGCACCTTTGGAAATGCTCTTTCCCGTCTTGTAAGCAGGGATCAGGAGACCTCTGCTCAACGGGTTCTTTGCCATCGCATCAAACATGCTCGCCAGGTCTCTAGCACCAGGTCTTACAGATGAATCCCTTGCTATGCGATCAAGTGCTGATGGCAGGTTTTGGCGTTTGCTCTGCAACTTAATTTGTGAGGATAGTTCCATCGCATCATCCGCAAGATTGGATGCCTGGTTTATTTTTTTGCGAAGGAAACCGATCTTGCCTTCGGTAGGGATATCAACTTCGACCGGCAGTCCCTTTGTTGTTTTTGGCAGGTTTGCTTTGACTGCTTCAAAACCTTCACTGATAAATTCAGTTGCCCCTTGCAACGCTTTAACAGATCCGGTGACAGGAAGTTTAGCTACTGAACCAACAGCACCAAACAAAGCATCTTGCATCTGACCTGTCTTGACTGCTGCATTAACCAAACCTCGACTGACAATGCCAGACTTGCCTCCCTTGATTGCTGCTCGTGCCATTGCTCTTGCTGCTGTTGATGCACCGAATCCAGCAACCATTCCAGGATCAGCAAACAGTGTGAGACCTTCTGCAATCGTGTTGTCAACTAGTGCGGATGGAAGGTATGAATAGTTCGCATCACCCATCATCTGCTTCGCACGATGCTGTTCAATTGTCCTCTGCTGCCTAAACCAACCTCTTGAAAATGACTTAATCGTTTCAGGCAAATTGTGGTATTGAGTCGCAGCATCTCCAGGCAACACTTTAAGTCCCATCGTTGCCATACCTGAACCAATTCGCATCAACAGATCAGCGGTGTCTGTTCCTCCTCTGGCCAATGCTTCGATGGCAGTTCCAGGAACCTTTTTTAATTCGGTGTTCGGCACCGCAGCAACTGTTTCCTTAATCTGATTGTAGATACCAGAGAATGCTTCAGGGAGTGCTTCAAACATTTCCTCAATATCAAACCCATCTTTGATTTGTTGAGCAATGTAATCATCGAGTTCCTCGTCATTGGGATCGTAAAACAGATCTCTATCGATTATTGATAGACTAGTATCTACTGCGTCATCACTGGCAGATCCAGGTGTGTGTGATCCTTGCAAGATCATACCTCTGGGCGAATCCCAAATGCTTACTTTTTCACTCATCGAAATATTAAATTATTGTAAGTTTACCGATTTAAAAAAGCCCCACCTTTAGGTAGGAATATGTTTGCAGGAGTCTGCGATCCTAATGTCACTCTCGCATTCATCTGCTTATTTCGTCGCATCAAGTCTTGCAGTTGTCTCAGTGAGTTTTTATCACCTTGTTTTGCTCTCGATAAAAGACCTGCAAAATCTTTTGAATTATTACCTTCAGCAGCAAAGGCCAATTCAAGATTGCTTTGTTCCCGTTTGCTGGGGAACTGATACTGTTTATTTCTGAAAAAATCACCACCACCAGGTCTTGACTCAAATAAGGCTCTAGGTGCATTTAGCAGGTCAGGCAACGCATCATTTGCTTGCGATGATGATTGATCTTGAGCAGTGGCAGCATATGAAGATTCTGTCTGTGAATCGTAAGAAACATCACCCTGATCACTAGAAGACGGTGAAGCGTCTGCTTGCTCTGGTGTTGCTGTTGTTAAGCTTTCCTTAACCTCTCTCTGCATCTGCATTAAAGTTGATTCAAGGTTCTTTGGGTTTGCTATCTGATAATTATAAACCTTACCTGTGTCGGGCCTTTTAAGACTAATGGTTCTTCCAGGAATGATCCTGCCTTCTCTGGCAAGTTTCAGACCTTCGGAAATGCTCATAGGAATTCTGGGTTGCAGTTCAGCGTATGAAGGCAAAAAGCCAGACACGTTTTTTCCGCTTTTTGCTAAAGTCCCAAAGTGATCATCCGCTTTGTTTCTGACAGTATCCAGCAGCATGTTGCTAAGGATAATGTTTGTATCAGCAGGTGTCCTAGGATCTGCAAGTAGCTTTTCGTAACGCCTTATATCTGCATCTGTCAGAACACCAACCTCACCGAATACACCTCTCGCAAGATCTGTTACCATCATTGAAAGTTGATTTCGGAATGCAGCAAGATCTTCTTGTTTTCTGCCACTAGGACTTATGAACTCCTTAAGACCTTCCCACTGAGTGCGAAGTTTATTGGTCTCGCTAACATCGATCTTTTTGCCGTTAATGACGTAATCTCCTTGCTCCTCGCTACCCAGCATTGACAACACATCTTTAATCCCCCTTGCAGAGTTAAGCAGTGATGCAATCAAGTCTTCGTCATTCTCGCTGATTTGGACAGGCTTGCCATTGTTATCAAGATTCATAGCTGATAACTGCATTACTGCTCTTGTATCAGTAACTCCTGCAAACAGTGATAAATCACCTGCCCTGTATCTTTCGTCAAAGTTCTCCATCGCTTTGACTTCATCGATAGTAGGTAATCGGTTTTCCGATTTGATCTGTCGCAAGGAAGGCACACCCATTGCGTCGAGCATTAAACCAGGCGCAACCGATTGTGCTAGGTATTCGGATTGAGTCTTTGCAAAGTTGCCCATCCTCACCTTGTTGGTCTCGCTACCGATCTCGTTGTTATATGACTCTGTCATTAAAGAGTCATTGTCGATTGGTTCAGCATTACCCGTAAACATGTCTCCAGCAAAATAGTGATTGTAATACACTGCTTCGCTTGAAAGCTTGTTATAGGTTACCGCACCTGATTTGTTTTTGACGTTATGACGGGTAAAATCAGGAGAGTTTTCAATTTCAGAAATATATGATCTGAGTGCGGAGGATTGTGGCAGATCAGGATACTGTTCAACCAGAGTCTTTGCCTTTCGATATTTCCGCATTGGCCCTTGTTCGTCCTGAAGGACATTGCCGGTGAACCCTAGATCTGAACCGTTGCCCTGATTGTTTAAAACCTCCTTGATCTGAGCTGATGCACTTGTGATTTGATCGTTCTTTAATTTTTGCTGCTGTATCTGACCTTTCAAAAGTTTCCCTTGCTGCTTATCCCTAGCAAGTAATCTCCTACGGTCTTCTGGTGCGTTTGCTAAATCAATCTTTGCTTTCTCAATCTGAGTTGTCTTAAAGGCGTGATCGAGCATTCGCGTTTTATTTTCATTCTCAATCGCATATCCCTTCAATGCTCCCTGCATCGAGGCAAGAGTTTCGTATTTACGTTCATAATGACCTAGCAAAACTTGTTCCTTATCCTTGCTATTTTGCTGAACAAGGTATTCCTTTTGCTTTTTAAAACCGTCAATATCGCTTGCAGCAAGCATGTTTAATGCTGCTTCCTTTTGCACCCTTGCATCATTGTATGACTGCAAAATCCCACCAGCAGCATCACCAATACTATCAAAAGCTTTTTCGATACCTCTAGCATATGCTCGTCCACCCTCGCTAGGGTCTGTAAATAACTGAAGTGCCATAATATTAAACTGTTTTACCAAACATTCCACCTGCACCAAACATTCCACCTGCCACACTACCAGCAACTTTACCAACGCCTCCGATCAAGGCCCCCTTAAAGGCATTAGATGCATTGGCATTTGCCGAAGCAGTATTGTAGGCAGCGTTGAAGTTTGTATTGTTCAGATCCTGAAAATAAGCGTTCATTCCGAAGTCTGCTGACTGCATGCCCTGCAAGCCCATCTGCTGCGCTTGACCTCCCAGACCTTGAGCCATACCACCTGCGGATGATTGTCTTCCCAGAAGTGCCATAAACGGATCAACACCTGTTGTTGCTCTGAGGTTCACTATATTTGCAGCCTCCTGAGTTCGTTGATTTCTCATTCCCTGTTTTTGCATTGAAGTAAATGCAGCCTCGCCAGCAAGGTCAGCAACACCATAGCCAAACCCTGCGTCCGCTCTGCCTCTTCTGAATGACTGCTGAAAATCACGTTCCATTTCCGCAGAAACTGAAGACCCTTGATTTAAACCTTCAATTGCTCTTTCGCTTAATAGGTTCAGCATTTCTTCCCTCTGCGGATCCACTGCCATTCTCACATCCTCTCCGTAATCCTTGATTGTTTGCAGATCACCTTCGATCATTGCTCGCCTGTTTGCAGCCTCTGCTGCTGCGAGTTCAGGCATCACTTGACTGTATAATGAGCTGAGTTGTGGAAGTGTTTTTGCAAGCGTGTCTACCTCTAGCTGGGCATACATTGGCGCATACTGTTGTTCTAGTTCAAACAACTGCGGTGCATACTCGATTTGAGTTTCAAGCATTGAGGAATATTCCTCGCCTGAATCTCTAGGCGCAGGTGGTTTTATTTTTGTTGATCCCATATCGTTTGTGAAAATTTGCGAACCTACTCCATTGGTAGGTTCTGAGTTTATCGTCTGTGCGTCTGTGCCAACCAATAAGAGGTAGCTTAAAAGGTGCTAATTCAGTGAATCTATGCAATTTCTGTTTTCCTGCTGCTAAAAAGACAAACCAGCAATCAGGCTTTTTGTGTTTAAAATTAAAATCGTCCCAACGGTTTTTGTTTTTTGTTTCGATTGGTCGGGCCATTATGAAAGCGTCTTCCCCTGAATACACATATCCTCTAGTCAGGTAATTAGTCAGATCCTCCTGAAAGGATCGCTCACCACCTTCGTATTCTTTAACTGCAAGTTCTAAAGGCTTTTTCATATTGCTCTACCATTCGGACCTTTGGCAAAAAACCTCCGGCCCAATTTTCTCGATACCAGCATCCCATAAATAAATGCAATGCCTTTGCTTCCTTCGGCACATAACGGGATCGTTCCATTCTATCAAATTTTCTACTGCCAATTAGCTTCCAATCATGCGGTTCAAAGTCCCAATCTCCTCGCTCATACAATTGGCTCATCATTGCTGGACCTGTCCTGTAAAGCACATTGATTCCGGTGTCAGGTAACCTCTTCCAGCCTTCATCCAGACACGCTTTGATGAACGGGTTCTTCGGCATAACTCCTATCGCCCAATTGCATATAACTTTGTGAGGCATCCAGCCTGGTTCTTCATAAGAAATATAATGATCTGCTTCTGTTGGCAGGGTTCCGATCGCATACATGTCTGCATCGAGATACCACCCTCCATATTCATAAAGCACATGCAATCGAAACAGGTCTGCTGCCTCTACACCAACCACCTTGTTCCCATCAAAACCCAATGCGGAATACATTTCCTGATCGTTGTAATACCGAATGTCCCATCCTTTGTGATGCCTCTTCACTGAGTCAAAACACTCCTGTCCTCCTGGAGGAACATGAGGTCCGCTTGTCTGGTGTATGATCTTAGGAATCACAACAGAGAGATTCGTTATTCCAATTGCTCAATGTTCGTTTTGGATAAAGTTGCTTTCTTACATCATCCTGCAATTTGTTGTCCCATTTACGGATTCGTCTCATTGCTTCTGAGAAGGCTTTAACGTCATCCGGTGTGAAATCATCGATGGGTTTACAAACGCTGCAAGGAACGGTTTCTGTCACGAACGCGACTGCTTCAGGTTCACCTTCTTTGCTATCTTTCCAACCAAAGCAACGAAGCGTCAAAACCCACTGGCAAACATCCTCGCAACCGCACTCAGCCATTGGTTCCCTTTGAACCCACTCGTAATCTAGATTCATAATTTATTGATCAATTCGCTAAGTTGATTGTATTCCCATTTGTTCTGTTTATCGGCAGACCAACCGTCATCAGGGAACTGCTTGTAAGCTTCTTCTTCAGTCATGAGTTCTGGGTAATTTATCTTTCGACTGACTTGCGATGAGATCGGGCCTTGCTCGTAATTTCTAAATTTCAGAGTGACAGTGACCGCAGATTTACCGTCGATCTTCTCATATTCACTTGATGCCTCGACATGCGGTTCCCACCGAAGATCGTTTGGAATGACTGAGTGTTTAACGAGAGTTTGATAATCCTCGTTGTCCGTTAATTTTTGTTTGAGCTGATCGAGTGTAATCATTTTTTAAGTGCCACAATCTGATGGACAAGGAAAGTTGCTGACCATATTAATTGATCCTGTATCTGTGACTGTTCCATTGCTGGCAGTAACCGAAATTTGGCAAAACAAGATTTCTCCGGTCACACTTAGGTCGCAGGAAGTTGAGTTAATCGTTCCAGCAGATCCACCGTCTTTCCATTCCAGGTTTCCGTTTGCATCGGTGCCTAGATATTTACTGGCAGTTGTCGTTCCGTTTATTGCAATGGTGGAATTCTTGAAATCAATTCCTACGTGCTGTTCTCGATTTGCCATATATTATTATCCGGTTACTGGAACTCTGTAGACCTTGCCTGAAGCAGGAGGATTATTAAAAGTGACGGTGATTGCGTTGTCTGAAGCAACTACAATTTGAGCTTCAACGTATGCCCCTGAATCATGATCAATGACTACTGCGATTGGTTTAGGTGTTTCCAGATTATGAGTGACAGTGAAAGAAGTTGCCGATCCGTTGCCGGTCAAAGATCCATCGTGAATTCGGGCAACTTGAATCAGATTCGATCCACCGTCCCTGGTTGCTTTGACTGCACCAGCGGATGTAACTTCAAGTTTATTGGCCCAACTCCCCCCACTGGTTTGGACTAAGAAACTTCCGGCACTGCTCCCGATATAGGCTGTGCCAGCCGAGTTTGTCAGTGACTGCCAAACTCCGGTCGAATGGGAGTTTTCGAGTTTAGAAATAGTCGTGCTGCCAGAAGTCTGTTTGACGTGATGCTTTACGTTAGGAGTATCTGTGCCGATGCCGGTATTGCCCTCAACGATCAGTCCATTAGTGGGAGGTGTTTCCGTTGTATAATTACTTCCAATACTTGCGGTTCGCAGGGAGGTCTTATAGCTACTTCCTCCAGATACTATCACCGCGAATCCACCGCTTGCACCGTCGATTCTAAACGCTTCGCCTGAATCGCTTTTAAGCACTTGCAGTTTTGCGCTCATACTGCTGGCTCCGATGCCAACATTATGTGAGGAATCAATTACAATATCTGTCCCCGCTGAAGATCCACCATTTGTGATGCGAAGCTTGTCATCTGTATCGAAAACTATTCCAGCCCAATCTCCAGATGTTGAGTAATTGTGCGCGAACCAAAGTGCAGAACTACCACTGCTGTTTGCGTCTGTCGTTATGTAGGTGCTACTGTGACCGGATGTTTTGTGAACGTGTAATCTTGTGCCAATATTCGTAGTCCCTATACCGACATTCTGGTTGGCATCTATCATCAGCGCAGTTGCCCCATCTGTCGCAAAATAAGCTTTGCCATTGCCAATGTAAAAAGCTTCATCGCTACCTAATGAAGATCCGTTGTAAACGCCAGCATAAGCGTTGTCTGAATAAGTCTTTAATTTACCAGTAAATTGCCCAAAAATTGCTTGTCCATTTACGTCTAATTTTGCAGCAATATTACTCGAAATTCCTATGCCAACGTTGCCCGATGAATCAATACGCATCGCTTCAACTCCGTTGCCCGACAGAAATCTTGTTTGACCGCTTGCGCTAGTAATGCCTACCGTCAGCAGGTTGGTCGCGTTGGAATAACCTATCTCTGCCCCAGTGGGATCGTTGGGACTAGCAAATATAATTCGTGAAGTATTGGCAGCAGCAGTAGCTATCGTAATACCCGAATCACCGCTGCCCTCTACAATCAAAGTATCTGCTGTTGTGTCGTAGGTGAATGATCCGGGGTTTGATTCGCGAACATGAAGTTTTCCAGACGGTGTAACTCCGATGCCCAGTTTCGAATTTACTTTGACATCACCTCCACTTTCGATTTCCAAACGAGATGTGTTATTGGTTTTAAGGATCAGCTTGTGGTTAGTGTTGGTTCCTATATAACCGATTGTAGAGTCCGCTTGCAGCAATGTTTCAACGGTTCCGTTGTCTGCTGCGATCCTTGCATTCGCTCGCTGAACATGCACATCGTAAACTGGAGATCCCGATCCAACGCTGATTTTTTCAACAGCATGAAGATCCCCATCAGGTTCAATTCGGACCTTACTGTTTCCAGCCAATCGAAAATCTACAATGTAGTTAGGAGGTGCGCTCGTCGCATTGAATATAGCTGTATTGCTCCCCGTTGTTTCTGCCAGCAATGCAAAATCGGTCGTGTTATAAAGTCTCGATTTGCCAGTGGTTTTTAGACGATACGTTGTGTCTGGAGCAACTCCCAGACCGATATGGTTTAACTGAATAGAGTCTGCAAGCTGAGTGCTGGTGACTGTATTGTTTGCAAGTTTCGCTCCAGTGATTGCACCGTCTGCAATTGTGATCTGATCGGAAACAATGCTGATCGGTGCTGCTACATTTGCGTTCAGCGTATCACCGCTTTTGACGAGTCCATCACCGGCATTTAATTGGCCTGCACCAGAAAATTGAGCCCAGGTGTATGCTGAAGAATCGGTGTATGTCCAACCACTGTTGTTGTTAGCAGTTCCAGCTTCGACGAAAACATATGCGCCTTCAGAAAGAGAACCTGAATCAGAATCTGAAGCAAGACTCCAACTTCCACTTGCAACAATGTAGATCCCGTTTTGAGAAGCAGTAGATTGATCCTTAACCAAAACACGATTACCTGCGGATAAACTTACTCCATCCACCGTCTGAGTTCCGCTCAAGGTAAGGTTAGCAGTCGATGCTGCTGCAACGCTTGCTTTGATGTCTAAGCCTTCAACGGCATTATCGACATATTGCTTATTTGCAGCATGTCCATCTGCTGTAGGTGTTGAGACAGGCAGAATTCCTCCAGTCCCGTAGACGGGGATTCGGTTTGCGGTTGCCGTTGCTGAAGTATCGTATCCATCCAGCAAATCCGCATTTAGATTATCAACTTTAGCAGTGTGACCACTTCCAACTGTAAACGGAATATTGCCGGTTGCTGGATCGAAATTAGGTTTACCTGTTAACGCACCTGCATAGTTGCTTTCTATCAACGCAAACCAGTTTGAACCATCATGAAAATACAGATTGTTTCCTGATGCTACCAATTGTCCCAGAACACCAGCATGACCTGAGATATTTCCAACAGTGTGAACTTTCGGAGTAACCAGATGTGCGCTTGTCTGATACTCATGATCTACAAATATTTTCTTCCCTGCCATAGCGGTATTCTCTTATTGAACTATTACTCGTAACCTCTGCCCTGAGTCACTGAGGTCAACGGTTGCAGTATTTTCTGTTACTGAAATTTGTGTTTCGATCTCGATTTGAGAATCGTGCTCTAGGACCATCACATCTGGTCGATATCCTAAGTTGTGATCGAAGGTGTAAGATTTTATCGTGCCTGGGCTCGACGGTGTGACGAACTCCAAATGGCCTTTAGTTGTGACCTGCGAGATCTGATTGACACTGTATGTCTGGTTATTGTTTGCACTGTCAGTAATGACCACCGCAGATGTTTCGACTGGCGAAGGTGTGACCTGTTTTATCGGGATCGTAACCGTTTCCTCAATGACTCCAATCGGATCGGTCTTAACAACAAGTTCGGGTTCGGGGATAGCTGGGATTTGAATGGGAACACCGTCATCAGTCCCTACTAAAATTTTACCAGGCTCAATGTCGATGCCCTTTATCGCACCTTCGCAACAATCTTTTTCTGGAGTTAAATCTAAATGCTTTGGCTGAAATCGCCCCTTGTCATCGGCAACAAGAATTTGACCAGGTTCTGCTACTTCAAGCTTTGAACCTTTAATCCCAGCGTTTTTTGATACCTTTGAATCGGTAATCGCACCACTGGCAATCTGGCGATTTTCAACAGGCATTAGGATTTATAAAATGTTAGCTGAATGTAATTTGGGTTTTGAAGATAGCCTCCTATTTGTGCTGAAGGTGTCCCTGTTTCAATGCTGCGAATAAATTTAACATCGACGTAAGGATGAGTGGTTCCGTTTGATGTGTCCACATCTCCAGACGAATTGATAGACTGCTCTGCTGCTGATGAAACAACTGCTGGTATTAGCTGATGTTCAACATGACCAGATACTGCGTTGCCAAAAACCTTTAAATTGTCTCCCACACTAAATGCATTGGGAGTAAAAAATACTCGCAGCACACCGTAATTTACTGTTGGACTTGTAAGTCCGATTCTACGAATTAAATGTATATTGCTAGTGCCATACATTTTAACAAATGAACCACTTGTAGCAGTAGAATCATGATTCACATGAGCTGATGCATAGGCACTGACGAGTGCTGCTGGAAGACCGGTTAACGATCCAAATTCAAGCTTGCCCTGTGCGTTAGCAGATTTTAAATATTGATTTGCACTTGTAGGCTGCAAAACTTTTGGTTTCCCGTAATAGTCTGTCCCGTTTATATCCGCTTTTGATCCATCAGGTTCAAATACAATAAGTCCTCCGGTAACAGCAGATGAACTTGTGCTGGCTACACCGTCTCGACCACCGATCCCTCCACCAGGCTGAATGTCTTTAATCGAAACCTTTCTGGTCAAGGCAGAGTCCTGCAACATTGCAGCAGAGATGGAGTCTTCTGCTATCGCAAGATTGAGTTTATTTGTTCCTGAAGTTGTCGCTTCAATGGCACCTGTGATGTACCTTGCTCCCAGCGAAGTCTTGTCATTTACGAGTAAGCTGATCTGGGTTTCGTCTCCTTCTTGCGCCAAAGTCGTTATTCCTTGACCGTTGCCACTGGCATCACCTCGTAAAATGAAATTGGTTCCACCGATGCTGCCTATATGCTGTTCTTTGACTGCATTGTCCTGCAACTCCGAAGATCCCACAGTGTTTGCACCGATGTCGCTTGCGTCGATTGCACCTGTAATCGAAACTGTTGGTGTGCCTAGTAAGTTAAGGTTTGCTGCATTGAGCAGGGTGGAACTGGATACGGTGATCCCTGGTGTTACTGTTGCGCTGAGTCCCATAATTTTATTGTGTTTCTGTATTAGTTAATCTGGTTCTGACAGTGCCAGTGACGTTTAGTCCTCTGATGTCAACTGCTCCAGATGTTGTTTTGAATTCCAGTTGCAAATAACTACCCTCAAGGTTGAATCGATCACGATCCGCTTTGCTTTGTTTCAGGTCTACCTTGATTCCGCTCTGCGGTTTTATTGAGTCTCCAACAGTAATCGAATAGTCTTCTCTGCCAGATACCAAAAAGTCATCGTTTGCGTTTGTGATGTTATAATCTGCTTTGCTGACCGCATCATACTGATTGCGATTTAAAGATTCGTTGGAGACCTCCACAGATTCGTTTTGACCGTCTGCGTGTGCGCTAATTGTATAAGCACCAGAGTATGTTTCGACGAATGCTGCGAGAGATCGAAAACGTTTTAATTCAGTAAGACCACATGTGAGTCCTCTGGTTTTTAACCTGCTTTCGATCGTGACATTTTCAGTCTTGTTGCCTGATGAGATTTTCTGATCTTCGAAACCACCAAACTGTTCATCGTCGTAAAGAAGGATCTGTCCATCAGTATTGCCTGTGGTCGCAACCACAAACAATCGCTTTGCTCCTTTGTAGGTCATCATGAAAAAGTCTTTGACTGATAGACCTGTCATGAAGTCAATTCCCGCCCAACTCTTTGTCAGGAAGTCGTAGACGATGATGGCATTGTTTCCTGATGCTGTTTCATTCACTTCTCGCAATGGGAGTGCCAGATAATAGCGATTGTTGCTGTATGCACCAACAGCATCTCCAGCTTTCGTCCAGTCTACTCGATCAATGATTGGCTGAATCGGTTGCGATAAAGGAACATCAACCGATTGCGTTTCTCCTGCGACAGATTGTCGAATCGATACCACACCTCTCTGATCTGACAAAAAGATTACATCTGATCCTGCACTGACAATTGATCGTTCAGCAGCACAACCATATTGATCTGTGAGTTGATCAAGTTGAGCATCGGCAAGATCTCCGTAAACATTTCTTACTGCGTAGATGCTACCTTCCTTGAAAACCAGTAGAGTGTTTGGATCAAATTTAAATACTGCAACTAACTTGTCAGATGATCCTGTGTTAACCCTGAAAGCAGATCTGACAGGTTGGTATCGTGTGTAGTTAAGATAATCTGAAACTGCTACTTCATCTCTCCCAAACGGAATGACCAATCTGTTTCCGAAAAACAATCCGGTGCTTGCGTTCGGGATCTGCTCTGTGCCGTCATCGTCATTCTCGTCTGCTTCTGGTGTTTCGGATTGTGCAATTGAATTGAATCCGTTTGTCAGATTTTCTGTCAGAACCAGGGGCGCATGCAAATCGCCTCTGAACATTATCAGGTTGTTAAAACACTGAACAAATCGAACCTTGCTGTCATCGGTTATTGTTGGGTATGACGAGTGACCATAGAGGACATTATTTACCTTCACCTCTTCGCTTGCTGAATCCGGTGAGGTAACAAAGATTCCTTGAGATGTAGCAATGACAAGATGCTCAACTCCGTTTGGAGTTTCAAAATTGGATGCACCATAAATAATTCCAGGATACTTGAGGTAAAGAGTTCCCTTTTCTGTCCAACTGTTTCTAACCGTAACGGTGCTGTTTCCTGCATCGAAGGCAGTAATCGGTGCATCACTGACCTGAGTGATCGTGCTTTGGAAATAAGGTCCAGCAGGTTCTGCATTATTAGTTGCAGACTTGAAGTTGTTGGTCATCGGTCCAACTGTTGCTGTAGGTGTTACTCCGTTATCCAGCTCATCGACATCAGTAACAAGTGTTCTTGTTCCGTTAACAGTTTTCATTCCTGAGAAGCGAACTAGATCACCAGAACTGTAGGTTGTGCTGTCTTTGTAATAATCCGCTTGCTTGTTAGCCCAGCACATCACAACTGCACCTTTGCGAGGCATTGCTATGCCTTTGACAAACCTGCGGTTTTCAGCTTCGGAAACAAAACCAGGCCGAAGAAGTGCTGGATCTGCACTTGCATCGACTCCTGTAAAAAACTGCTCTTGATCGGCTACATTCATTTTCGCTCCAACTCATATTCAAGTCTTGCCATCTCCTTGAGTGCTGCCCTCGTCCACTCCGGTGACATCTGTGCTGCTTTGGGAAAGTCCGGCCTTGCCATCATCGCTTTTGCTCCCTGCATCGTCTTCGTTCGGCACCCCTGACCGGTGAGCATTAACAGCAGAATCAATATCAGATAGCTTTGTTTCATAGACCTCTCTCGCACGTTCTTCTCTGTAAAAATCAAAAGCCTTCCCTACCACTTTTGCGAGCGCAGGAAAGGCTTTTAGAAAAGTGACTATTAATTGGATCACTCAGATTCAGACTTCACACCGTGACGAATAAACATCGCCAGCAGTGCTGTGATTCCGATCTGAATTGCTTCAGCTAATTCAAGACCACCTTGCATGAATGCACCTGCTGCTCCTAGGATTGCGCCAATGCCAGTGATGTATGTTTTCTTACCCTTCATCATTTTTTAAATAGATCTAAAGTCTTTTTGCTGATGTAAATTAAGCTTACCGCAGATATGCCGATTTTAAGGATCAGGTCAATTTGTATTGCCCAATTGCCAATCCCTGCGATCCCTGCGAGAAAAACTTTAATATCATCAACCCTCTCCATTTTCCAACGTCCCATCAGTGCCTTCAGCACCTTCTTCTTCACCGATCAATTCTTTCAGCTTCTGCAATGCTGCGGTGACAGTTTCATGATCCTTTCGAGACAATGCTGCTTGTCCGCTAACATTGACGATTATGTTGAAGGCTTGAGCGTGTGTTAATTCCATATGATTTGTTTTTTATTTATTATTGTGTTTATTCGAATTCTACATACCGAATGCTTGCGCTTGCCTTGCATTCGCCTACGTAGTTTTCAATGGTTAACGTTGCCTTAGACGCAATTTGCTCATCGAACAAAAGGTTTGTTGCTGCTGTCCCACTGAAATTCACATACAGTATTGTTGCTCCTACGTTTGTGATTTTGAGCTTCTTGCGATCACCGTTTGCAGGCAGTGCCTGTGCCGTTGTTACTGTAGTCTTGTTGGATGGGGTTTCTTTAACGATCATGTCAGTATGTTTTGAAAATTGGTTTGAAAGCGTCTCCGCTTTGGTTTTTCACTTTGCGTATTTCGCTTTCGAGCATGCGATCACGATCACGCATCTGGATTCCTGCAAGCTCGATTTTTTCATCGGTTAAAAGAATATCTGCTGCAATAGCGTGCTCAAGGTATGGGCCGAAAATGTAAGGGATGTTGATCTTATTCCAGGCAATGCTTGTTGTAGATGGAGCACTATCTACATTTGCATCTGTTGCTTCCCAGAAGTCTGATCCTTGCTGCCCAGAAGATGTGTAATACACCTGATCGCCTTTAACGTAATTCACACTTGATGAATATTTCTCTGCCTTGATCAACGGTGCTCTTTTGCGAAACTCAATCCAGTAGGATTTCTGCATTGGATAGCAGACAACAATTTGATCATCTTTCTGTGAAAACTCTTCGGTATCAAAGTTGAGGTTTTGACGAGGATCTTTATTAGTCACCCTATAGACCTGACCAATCTCAGTTTCGTTTGTCTGCGTAAAAGATATGTAAGGGATGTATGTTTCCTGCTCAACCCAATCGGAACTTGATCCAGGAACTCCCGTTGTTGAGTTTGCAGTGTTTCGGTAAATCTTTTCTGTTCCTGTGTGATAGACCTCTGCATTCAAAGTGTATGTGCCAGCAACCCAGATAGAGCGAAAGTATCTTTCCTCAATTGCCATCACTGAGGGCCAAAACTCTTTCTCCCATATATCCCTGAGATTGCGGTTGAGACTTCCAATGAATAAAGGAAGTTCATCATTGCTGAGTTTGGTGAACAAGCGTCCAGTTAACTCAACTGCACCTTGCAAAACTTTTGACGCAGATACAGTTCTCATCCCGAATATCCAACCTGCGTTTTGGTGCCTTTGCTGTTTACGCGAACTTCAGGGTGACGTTTCATTACCCATTCCAAATAATCTCTATCACGCACAGATTCGTTCTTTGTGATCATGTTTCCTAGGTAACCTCCTAGGTCAATGCTTGCGACATGTCTTCCCAGACCGTCAACCGATTTGCGTTCAACCTGGTTTTCTTTAGCAACCCGTTTCTGGTTTTTTTCTGCACGCCACATTTCCATTTTATGACCAGTCTGAATTTCCTTCATAATGGAATTTCTCAGGTCCGCAGGGAGGTTTTCCCATTCAGTCAATAAGTTGCTCATGTCGCTTTAAAATAAAAGGGAGGGAGACGAATCCCCCTCCCAACCTTGTCGGGTTTTAAGTGAGATGTTTGAATGCGCCAAATCCCAAAGGATTTTTAACGCTAAGACCTGCGATCGAGGAAATCTCGTAACGCTCACCAGCACCCAGATTTGGTAGAGGGGTAACTGATGGCAATTCGTGAAATCTCATTTCAAGGAAGTCCATATCAAGAATGTATCCGTAGCCTTTACCAGAGGTATCACCCCAGGTTGCATGCCTTGTTCCGGTAGTGCCAGAGGACCAATCCGATTTAGCATTCCAAAGTGTTGGGACAAGTGTCAGAGTTCCGAAATCTCCTTCAAAGACATCAACGGTCGAGATGATCGAACGATCACTTGCCTCCTGGTTGAATGTGCGGATTCTCGTTGCTGCTTTGTTATCCGTTCCTTCAGTTGCGATTTGCGTGAAATTACGGAATTGCTTTTTAAGACCAACACCACAGAGCAGTGTCAGTTCTTTGGAAACACCAGTTTGCTCATAGATGCTCTGGAGAACATCTTGCACTTTAGCTTCAGTTAAAGAACCTACTGCACCGGATGAACTGATAGATGTAGTTGGGGTTCTAAATGAAGCAGGAATGCTTGTGTTTCCGTTGTCGATGTATGATCCCAAACTACGTGTGGTGTAAGGACCAGTGCCGTTATTACCGTTGTAGAATTGACCACTCGCAGTATTCGGAATTGTGTCAGCGCACATGCGAACTTCCATATCACGCTTGATCGCTTCTAACTGCTTGCGAATCGAAGTGGCACGAATGTCGGGAGCACCTGCCAGATTACTAGCAGACTCTGCAAGCTTACCTACCAATGATGCGCGACGAAACCACTGCACATTATTCTGAATGATGCTGTAATCGCCTAGTGCGTTTTCAAAATCTCCATCTGCGTTCAGTTCTGCTGCTGCAAATGTATCATCAGTTGCGTTATGCTTTGGTGAAAGTGCCTTGTCTACCGGAAATTCGTAGGTGGTATTGATGACTCCCTCTGCTTTTGGAATCATTGAAACCAGCGGTGTGTTTTTCGCATCTACGGAAAAGATGGCTGATGCCAAATCCCTTTGAGAACCTCCAGATCCGCTTGAAAAAGGACCGAAGGGTGTTGAGTTATCTGAATTAAATAAACCTGCCATATGTTTTAAATTTCTATTTTAAGAACGAGTCAAACCTGCCAACAAAAGACTTTCCAAATCTTTTGAACTACCCGTTTTCTGAACTCGTTTTGATGCCGCTGAAATTGATTCCAATGCTTCAGGCTTCGATGCAGGTGCTGCGTTATTACGAACAGGTGTCCTAGGTGCTTTGGGCTTTCGCCTTTGAGATACTAACTCTTGAGCAGTTGTCTCAGCCATTAGACCTGTTACGTAACGTGCAATCTCCAGCTTGCCTGATGGCACATTAGCCAATGCAGGTGAAGCTTTCATCACAGCCTGAAAATACTCCATCTGCTCTGAACCTTTGTCCTTGAGCCAGGGGTATTTTTGCTCTGCAACTTTGTTGAATTGAACTCTGTGTTGGAGTTCGTTTCGACGCTTTGGGATTTCGAACGAAAGGTTGTCTCGACTATCATCAATTATTTCATCAAGAAAATCTCGTACAAGTGTTTCATCACTTGCTTCATCAAGATCTTTACCTGCCTCTTTGATGTTTTCGACAACTGCATCAAGGTCACCCTGTGAAAGCAATCGCTTCTGGTCTCTCGCAAATTTGATCTTCTGCTTTTCAAGATTTTCCAACTCAATCAAATCGTTTTCAGATTGAGCGGTAACCCTTGAAGCTTCAGGTGCAGGAGTTGTTTTTAATTTCTCCTTTAGACCTTCGATCTCTGTGAGAGCTTCATCCCGTTCTGACTCCGCAGTTCGGAGTTGCCGTGTGAATCGTTTGATCCGCTTCTGATACCATTCGGGATCAGACGAGGATTCATCGGATTCATCATCTTCAATTTCATTAACCTCTTCACGATCCTCAACTGAATCATCCACTGACTCGTCTGTTAACGCTTCAGTCTCAGTTTCGGCAGCCTCACCTTGAAGCTGTTCTTCGGGTTTGATAATTGCGCCAATTAAGTCTGTTAATTGACTGTCCAGATTTTGCGGTTCCGTAACCGTTTCGGTTTCACTCATGCGTTTTCAAAATGCCTAGCAAGTTCGGCTCATCGCGTTATGCGAAGTGCCTGAATATTGAGAGATCCAGGGTGAGGTTGAAACAACAGGCAATCGAAGTTTTGCTCATTTATGCAATTCCTGTAATTTGCACAAAAAAACCCTTCGCATTGAAGGGGTGCTTGTCAGGATCTGTAAGTGTTGATGCGTTCGGCAAACGAATAAATTGCTGCTGCCCATCCGCAATCGTATGCACGTTCACTGTCAGGTTTACCTGCGGTAATTGCGGTTGCCAGTCCATCCTGAACGCATTGCTCAAGGATTTGTGTTATCGCTTTATCAGCAGGAGATCCCTTGATCTGTGCAAATGCTTCCTTGATCTGTTCTTCGTCCATCATTGTTGGGGTGCTACACCAGTTCGTCCGGTGATTGCGTTTTGCTCCTGTTGCACAAGGAACTGAAGGTTCTGCAAATAACCTTGCATCAATTGAACAAAGCGTTCATCTGCGTTGCTCTGTAAAGCTTCCTGGTATTTTGGATTTGATTGGATGATCTGATTTGCAAATTGCAATTTGGTTTGTGCAGCAGGATCATTTTGCTTAGGAGGAACTGCATTGCCTTGAGCCATAGCGATAATATCCCCCATAACCTCCTGATAAATTTTCTGCGATACACCAACTTTCGGCATGACGATCGTGTCTGCAAGTGATGGTGAAATGGCTTTTGCGATTTCTGTCACAAGCGCACCTCGATCTATTACACCAGCGGAATCATTCGGAAGTGCGACACTGGTCAGTGCTTGCATTTTGTTAAGCAGATAATCGTTGTCCAATTCTTTGCTATCAAAAACAATTCGGAAATCAAAGTTGCCTTGAATCTCCTTGCTGGATCTAGGCATGTTTAATGACTTACCAGCGATCCTTACCATATCTTCATCGGTCAAGAAGATCTGCATCAACTGGAACATTTTTGAAAATGCCTTTGACCAAACAGTCATGAAGTTATCAACAGTTGCCTGTCTGCGAATCGCAACCACAGTAGGGTCCATTCCTGGTCCCATTCTTCCTAGGTATTCATTACATTGCCGTTCGACGTAATCAATGATCTGAATGCTTTCAGTGATTGAAGATCTAGGTGGATCAAGTGTGCGGATTTCTCCTGCTCGCATTTCACTGATAGTCGATCCAGGCCGGAATTCATAATTACCACCGGATCTCGCAGCATGAACTATGGGAGGGTTGACATAGAGACTTGCTCGATCGGCAAGCATGTCACGTTGAGTTTTAATCTCAGTCTGCCAGGTGTGACAGATTTCAGAAAGTCCTCTCGTTTCAACGAGTTTCTGAACTGCATTTTCTCGCCTGTATGCGATGAATGGATATTTTCCTGAGAGATAGTCCAGTGTCTCCTTCTTGCCCTCAATGTCATTTAGGTCTGGTTGGAAAACAGTGCATTCGATTTCAGGCATTCCATCTTCATCAAGCTTGCGTTCGTATGCATAAACAATTTCATACATGCCATCCTGAAATCCAGGTTCAACAATGTATGACGCAAATGAGTTTTGGTAGGTGTGCGATACATCGTCTTTTGTGCTTAAAACTTTCTCAACGAATTTTTCATCAAAACCATAAGAGCGAAGTTCTGTCTCGCTCATGTAGTATCGACGAAAAACATATCGAGCATTTTCCAGATGGATTGTTTCCGGTGGAATGAAAACGTCGATGTATAATCGGCATGCAGAAATGTCAGGTTGATTGACCGTCTGCTCAATGATCGGAATTTGCACAACCTCACCCTTGCGAAGTTTCTTAATTCCTTTGCGAGCGTCCCTTGTTGTGACGTTTAAAATTCCTTTGATCGCTTCAATGGCTTCGTTTTCTGATAGCTCATCTGCGATTAACTCTGGGAGTCTGGCCTGCAAACTTTCAGGATCTGCTGCAAGTGCCATTTGTTGCAAAACTGGAAGCGACATCGGTATGCGTTTTTTGGTGTCCTCAGACTTCCAACCGATTTGAAGAAACGAGATACCATCTTGTTGACCGTAATCTGCCAAAAGGCTTGCTGCCTCATGCAATTCTTGCAGAAGCAGGTTCTCTCGATAGTAGCGAAGCAGGGTGGTAAGCACTTGTGCGGACTCAGCATCGTTTGCCTCAGTCGCACCTGCTCTCAAAGTGCCTCGCTTAAAAGCGGTGACAAGGAGATCCTTAAATTCACCAACTAACTGATCAGTCAATCGGCATCGAACATCACTACAACCATCCCAGGGGAACACCTTTTCTTTGTCATAGTATCGTTGCTCCTTGCGACCAGATTCGGATTGTCCTCTCCATCGAGCCAGACGAACGGAATCCGTTCGGGTTTGGTAGTGATGTGTCGCACTGGTTCCACCAGCACGTTTATATTCCTCGCAGAGGTTAACCAGAGATTCGTTTGCTTGACTCATACAATTGTTCCATATAATCGACCACCTGCTGGTGAATCAACTTGCGCTTTCTCTTCACAGGAATGACTGCGGTGAGTTCGCCTTGCTCTATTAAATACTGTATTTCATACGTCGATAAACCAGTCATCGAACGAGTTTCTTTAAATCCTATCAATTTAGGGTATTTCATTTGATTTCCTTCATCTAATAACTTCCTCCTCCGCTTGTGCCTAGTGTGTTTTGTGGGGTGAATAAGTTTTCTTCCTGCACTATGTAGCGCAGCACATCGATCGGATCTTTGGTTGGGCTTTTTTCTCCTCCTGCTCCTGACCATTCCTTGATTGCGAAAATGAGATTCTTGCATCTGTTGCTTACAAATAATCTGGGGCGATTTTCATCATCGATTTCCTGATGGTTGTCATAATAAAGCAAATCGTTAATCAGTCCCACACCTAGCTGGATCTGTGCGCCTGAAGCTGGATCAAACCACATTCCTGCCTCTCCCATTTTGAGTTCATCAAGAATTTCTCGACCATCAAGTGATTTGGCCTTGCATGCGCGAGGATCAATTAATCGAAGAAAGATTTCTTCTCCATCTTCAAGATCGGTGATCAGTTTTTTATACCAAACGATTGAGTTGCCTCCACCACCTGCTCTCTGTGCAGGACCAGCGGAACCATCGGGTTTTTCAGATGGGATAGCCCACTCTCCCATACTTGCATCGGGCCATTCACGATATATGTAGAGGACATCGTCAACGTTTCTTCCCCAGAGCATAAACCAGTTTCTTGCACCAGCAGGATCAACACACATGAAGTTCTTACCCTCTTTGGGTATCTGCGTGTGATCAATTACGTGACCATCTCCAAAGCGAGGAAATGCATTGCCTATGGCAGACTCTGTCCAACCGTATGCACGTATTTTTATTTCGTTGGTATGTTGCCCCTGCAAGCGTTGCCTCAGTTGTTCATACGGGTTGTAAGGGTTCCACTCAGTATGAAACCAAATGCATGCAGACTGCTCATTTCTGCATCGCATCTTGTATGGCATTTTCCCCTTCGGTCCCGTTGGAATATTCACATCAGGGAGTAGTTCCGAATCTCTCCATTCGGTGACCTCACCACCTGCGACAAAGTCCTTCACAACCGGACTCATTCCTAACACTGGTGTAAAACTGACGATCATTTTTCCTGCCCTCGTTACCAAACGAAACTTGAGAGTGTCGAGCAGGTTTTTAGGGATCAATTCATCTGCCCAGCATAAATCAATTTCCAACCCCTCAAATGCTTTTGGATCCTGGCTATAATGCATGAACCAGCATTGTGATCCATTTGGCAAAATAAACGTGTTATCGCTAAAACCGTTTTTCTGGCTATAGCTGATGTTCTCAACATCTTTCCTGATCTTCTTACCTTTTAGCTGTAAAGGTAGATATTTATGAATGACTGGTTGCTGAGTCTGCAACGATGATTGATGTGTGGTGTGCATGCAGATCACCCTCGACTTCGGGTTTTGCATGAGATGCTTAACTACGTGTTTCGCGCAGTATTCCGTTTTGCCTGATCGATTTCCTCCACTGACAAGGAGGTTGCTGTGCTTTGCTAGAAGTTCATCTGCCTCTTTCCAGTGATCGGGTTCAAAACCGTGATTATAGGGATCTTCAATTTCGAGACGCAATTTCTCGCCTCTCGCATGCATCATTTCCTTGAAGGTTTCGGTGCCTTCAGGAGTTGATGTTGCAACCTCAACCTGCTCCTTTGATGGCAAAGGATAAACAGGATGAGGTCTAAATGCCCAATCTTCCCACATCAATTATTCAGCAGGAGTTTCAGCATCTTCAGTTGGTTCTGCTTCTGGTTCTGAATCAGTTGGGAGTGCATCACCAAATACTTCGTCAACCAATTCCTGATCATTCATGTTGTTCTCATTGATCACAAATTCTTTGTATCCATCACCAATGTTCATGTTCTCAAAATCTGGTGATTCATAAGAGTCTGGCATCGGTCTGGGTGCCATATCCTTCTGAAAAAGCATCTTTTGCAATGTCATGTAAAACCCTCTTGCTCCAGCCCAGGTCTCAGAGAGTTGTTCGGCTTGCTGGTTGAGTTGATCTGCTGGTATGCAGGGTTCAAGAATGACTCGCTCATCGACGTATGCCGTCGATCCGGTTTCTGTGTTCGTTGCGGTCAATCCAAAAACTACACTGTGGACATCTTCGCAAGAGGAGTGGCTACTGCAATTAAGTTGTGGTTCCCAACGTGTGACTTTATATTCTATCATCTTGTGACTTTCGTTTTTTAAACCTGATCATGTTGTTGCGATAACCAGGGGTTAAATTGTTTTTGATGCAGACTTCGCTGACTCCCAGAGCATTTACAATTTCTCTGTATTTCATCCCTCGACTCCGCAGGATCTCAATCTCCCAATTTATTTCAGGAGGCATCCGATAACACCCTTTGTGATCCGGTAGAGGTTCAAGGATTTTATCGATCTGTGGCATTTCTTCACCATCCCTCCAAAGTAGATAACGTATCGTTCGCAAGGGTGCTTGCTGCATGACATACCATTCGCCTAAAACAGCATTGTCACGTAGTGCTGCATGTATCAGCGATTCCTCCAGAAAACCTCCCTCGAAAGTTGCAACGCTTTTAATGGTGTGAGGATTTCCACATTGAAGATTTGAGATTCGTTCTTCCAAATTGCTTTCTGTAAAACCCAGCTTGTAGTAGGGCAATCCTTCGGTTTTCAGCAAATAGATCATTTCATTCTGGGCTGAGTCTTGCGCCACACTGGATCTGGTGGTTCACCAAAAAACTGACCTGCGATTTCCTTGTATTTTATCGGGCAAGATTGCCCCCATAGATTCGGTCGATAGAGATCGGCATGCTTGACTCGCACAATGTGTTTGTCATCAACCTGCACAATCTTGCGGTTCCTGTATTGCCAGTTAGTGACCACACCGGAAAGCTGATCACTTGCAAGGGATTCAGGTTTGTATTGATCAGGGAATAAATGTGCTTTGAGTTTTTCCTGCCCCAGCAAGGTGACCTGTATTTTACGATGCTTGCCTCTGACATAATCTTCACCCTCGACGAGAAGTTCATCTCGCAAACCTTTGACGGTCCTGCGATCAATGCCCAGATTTCTGCTTAATTCAGACTCGTCGATCATTTATCAGATCCTTGATTTTCGGTATTAACGTTTCAAGAGCTCCATCGTTTTCAATAACCGCATCGAAATCGTAATGGTCGAGTTCAGATTCACTGCAATGATCCGATCCGTTTCTCTGTTCTAGATCCGGTCGAACCACTCTCACTACAATGCCTCCCAACTCCCGTATCATTTCTGCCTCGTTCGGAAACCGCACATCAGTGACAAACGTGATTCCATCGCGTCGATCATGCTCCAGTTTTGCTCTGACCTTTTTCACCCAATAGTCCTGGCAGGTCAGATTGCGCCTGAACTCAGTTCCCCACCACTGGAGAATTGGGCGAAATAATTCCTTGTTTTCCTTGAGATATCGCAATCCAACATTCGTTGCTTTA